ACACCGCCCGCCCCCGGGTGATGACGGTGGACGCGAGCACCATATTGTGCCGCTCCGCCAGGGGGGTGTCCTCCGGCAGGGCGGACAGCAGCCCCTTGGACACGGGGACGGACTCGCCGGTCATGGCGCTCTCATCGGCCTGGAGGGAGGCGGCCTCCAGAATCCGGGCGTCGGCGGGCACCAGGTCCCCCGCCTCCAGATGGATGATGTCGCCGGGCACCAGCCGGTCGGTCTCCAGCCGCTGAAGCGCCCCGTCCCGCACCGCCTTGGCAAAGGCTTCCTGAGACAGCCGGATGGAATCGTAGTTGGTGACGTAGTAATCCGCCGGGTTCTCCAGTTGCTTCTCTCTCCCCTTGCCGTTCACCAACTGAACCCGAACCCCCGGCAGGGTGGAAGTTATGCCGTTCTCCCACACGTTCCGCATGGTCGTCACCGTGGTGATGATGAGGAACGCGCCGGGCACGATGCCGTACCTCTGCATATAGTCCATTGCTATGAGAAGGCACCCCGTCTTCCCCGTCCGGGGGTCAGACAGGACATAGCACCGTGGGTTCAGCGTGATGAATGCCGCCGTGAAAAGTTGGTGCCACATCGGTTTGTACATCCCCTCCACCAAGAGCTGGCTCTTGTGGAATACCGGGGCCGCGTCGACCGTGGCAATGCCCACGTTCTGCAACAAGCGGCAGGCATCTTCACACCACGGCAACTGAACCAATGTCTGGCCCTCGCCTTCCTTGACCACGGCATACGGCAAGTTCACTACGGCCCGGCGTTGCGCGGGGTCAGTGACTTTCACCACCATTTGCCCGTGGTCTTCAAAGACGACGATGTTATTCCCAACAACAAACATGACTTACAATCTCATCCCCTGAATGATCAACCGCAGTTGATCAAGGTTGCTTTCGTTGATCACAAGGGCGACGCCACCCGCTTTCGTAACGGCATCCTTCTCCAGCATCTGGGTGGGCGAGAGCTTGTTCGTTCCGGCCTTGGCTTCAATGGCGAGGAACTTGCCGTTCACACAGCAGATGAAATCGGATACCCCGCGGCGGCCCAACAGCGTGCCCCTCGGCATGAAATAGTAAACGCCTTCATCCTTGAGCACAGACTTGATGGCAGTCTTAACCTTGCCTTCCGGCGTCGTCGCCATAGCGATACCCTCACAGCCCGCACAACGGCGTGTTGTAGAAGTCGCAATACTTGCAGAACCTGTTCTTCCTGCTAGGGAAATCCTTATTGGCAATAGCCTTGTCCATCTCAGACATCAGCTCCACGACATCCTGCACAAGCTGGATGCCATTGCGGAAATCAATGGTCATGTCCACCGTCTCGCCCGCATCCACATACCAGTAGGCATAGGAAACAACCGGGCGGTCGAAAAGGATATGGCACAGCAGAGCTTCCACTCTAAGCTGGAAGTCGTCCGTATCCCACTTCTTGCCCGTCTTGAAGTCCACCACATGCACGGGCATGTCAGGGTACTTCAGCGGGGGGACAAGGATCATATCGGCCTTGGCCCGCAGGTAGGCATCATCATCCCACCATCCAGTCTTCGCCCACTGCCGGGATACCGTGAGTTCCTTTTCGATATAGAGCCTGTGCTCCATAGTCTCCACAAGCTCACGGCCCCAAAGGATTTGTTCCTGCACATACCCTTGGCACAGATCATCAGGCCACTTCGTTACCGAATCGTAACCATCAGACATGGCTTCTTCCAGAGCCTTATGGACAAGGCTCCCCCGGCTCTTCGCCACTGAAGCCTTCCACTTGATCTCCTTCGTGATGGACTGCCCCTCGAACCGACGCGGGCACAGCCTGTAGTTCATCATGTTGGATGGAGAGAATACAAACATCATCAACCCTCTACGCTATGGTGTAATCGTCACCGACTTTGGAATCACAGGCCACGGGGAAACCGGGGAGCCAATCGGGAACGCTCGACATATCCGCTTCCATGAGCGACTGCACCCGCTCGGCATCGGCTTCCGGCACCACGGTAATCCATGCGTCATGCACATTGGCCTTGAGCGGGATGCCGTGCTCATACATCCGGCACGCCTGCCACATCAGCAACTGGAAAGCCAAGCCTTGGATCAGGTTCTCGCACAGCAGGCCGCCATAGATTTTGGTGTCCACCATGTTCTTCCCGAACGGGCGCTTGTAGAAGAACTCCTCCCGCCGCCCATCCGTCTGCACATGCAGGCCGGGATACCGAAGGATATACCCTGACGGCATCTTGACGCTAGGGGCCATGTTCTCCGCACCATCATGCAGGCTGCCCTTAATGAAGGGCATTGCCCCGAACTGGAAGTAATCATCGTTCGGCCCGCCAAATGTCCCTTCGGAACCTAGGTACAGCGCCCGGATAACTTCAAGACAACGGCCCCAGAACTGGACGATGTTGCCATGCGTCAGACGGTAGACGCTGTGGGCGTGCTTCGCCATCTGGTGGTGCTGTTCCAAATCGGCATGGAGCTTCACGCCGTCATTCAGAAGCGAGTTGCTAAAGCGGACAGCGCCTACAGAATACCCGGCGGACAAGATGGCCTTCTTACCAACATTCCGGTACATGGTCATGCGGGGGTCGCCCGCCTTGTTCCCGGCCTTGATTTCCTTCCACGGCACATCAAATATCTTTTCCGCCAGTTGTGAATAGGGGTCTTCCCCATTACGGAACTTATCCAAGAGGTCGTCCTGCCGGGCAATGTATGCCAGCAGGCGCGCCTCAATCTGACTTGAGTCGGCGGCGACGACCTTGTACCCCTTCGGGGCAATGATGGCCCGGCGAAGCGTAAGCATCTTCGGGTTGCGTTTACTAAGATTCTGCAAGTTCGTGGAATCACTAGCACCTTCTGAGTTCCCCGCCGTCAGTCGGCTCGTGTGAGCCTTGAAGCAGTTCAGCATCACGGGCAAAGCCTTGCCCGACTTGGCGAGGGTGACGAACCGAAGCGCCCGACTCATCTGGATGGAACTGTTGTTCTCCAGCCGAGACTGTACCAGCAGGGCAATGCGGTCGTCCTCATGGTTCTGCAAGTTCACGAACTCGTAATCGTTCTTTGACAAGGCCGGGGCCAGCACTTCATAGGATGCCGGATTCGCCAGCATCCCGACGACCTCGTTGATGCGCTTCTGTTTCGCATCATCGCCAGCGTAGCCATTGACGACAGCATAGCCTGCATCGGAGAGCGAAACATCCTCTGCCTCCAGCTTCGTCCGTGCCGTCTTCGTCCTCGCCGCGCTCACCTTCATGGGCGGCTCCATGCCGAGCGTCCGCATCATGGAGCAAAACTTGTCCGCACTGCGGATGTTCTGGAGAAACTCCTCCTTCGTGTGGAAATGGAAGATGCGGGACAGGTCAAGCCGCGCCCGTTCAGCCCGTTCCTCCAGCTCCTTAACGTAGGTATCGAGCAGGCTCGGCACCAACCGGAAGATGGGTTGCGTCCCCATTCGGCAGATGATGTTGGAAAACAGAATGGCATCCTTCGTAACCAACCCCGATTCCAGCATGGTGTGCATGTTCTCGGAGCACTGCGTCACATCGTCGGCGCAGTATTGCTTGAAGAACTTCCGTTCTTCGGATGTGAAGTCATGGGGCCAGTGCTTTCCGTCACTGACCACAGTGCCCGCCTTCTTCTCCCCGGTGCCGAGCAACTTCGTCAACCGGGCGTGGCTCTCGTTCCCCAATCGGGACAGGCCAATCCATCGGGAGATGGTCATTGTGTCGAGGCACAGGTGCGGCACAATCCCGTAATGCTCGGAGAGGATGAGCGCGTCGAACCCGTTGAGGTTGTGCCCCACAACGATGCAGTCCTTGCGGTTCGCAAGGTCGAGGGCTTGGAGCACGGCGGGTATCTCATGCGTCTCGAACACCTCAGTCTTGCCCCGGTCAATGCGGATGCCCATGAGCTGGACTTCAAACCGGGGGTCGCGAATGTATTCAATCGGCCCCATCTTGCTCAGGGTATAGTCCTTGTGATTCCAGAAGGACTCGAAATCAATTGTGATTATATGCACAATGTCGCTCCGGTTTATGGCCCCCCGAAGGGGGCCGCTCTGCTCAGTGGAACACTGCCATGATCTGTGCCTGTTCCTGCGGGGTCAGGGACAGGACATCGACCAGCACTTCCTGCGGGAGCTCGCTCTTCGCCACGAGGTCTTCAATGGTGTTGACGCCAGCCTGAACGAAGGACAATACATAGCGAAGCAGGTCGCCCGTCATGACGACATCATGCTTTACGATGACGGACGCACGGTCAACGCCGATGTCGTCCACCGAGAACAGGCTCGGCTTCATGGGCGCACCCTGCGCAGCGGGCGCGGGGGCAGGCTCGGCAACTTCAGGCATGGATTCCGCCGCCTTCTTCTTGGAGGCCCGCTTCTTGGGGGCGGGACGTTCCGCCGCTTCCAATGCGGCGAGGCGGTCGAGGATGTTCTCAAGCGTGGCCTTGTCGGTGCCGCCGCCCTGCTGGAGAACCATCTGTTCCAGTGCCGTACAACGGCGCTCAAGCCTGTCCACATCGCCGCCCATCTGGTGGAGCGTGGCTTCCGCATCCTTCAGCCGCTTGATGATGGTGGGCAGAAGCTGGTTCAACAACACGTCCAACGGATTGCTCTGTACTTCGTCGCTCATATAAACCTCCGTAATTAAACATTAGCTTGCTTATAACATTTATCCTAAGTGTTGTAAAGCTATCACTTAGAAAGTAAATGTTCCAAAGCGTCCACCCTATGCTCCATGTTCATCCTCCACTGGTGGTGCTCGTAGCTTTCACACGAGTTGACCAGAAGGATCATGACCATCACAAGAAACCATAGGAAGTACGCAATCTTAGTACCCATCATCGTTGTCCTCCCACAAGGTACCGTAGCGCCCGCTCCAATAGGAACATACCGTATACCGGGCGGACTTAACAAAGAATCTGAACTTGTCGCAAACGTAAACGTGCTTCCCCTTGTTGGGGTTCACGTTCCGCAAATACCTGCATGTCGAGCACCGCCCGTTATCCACACGGCGGTACCCGATTTCGTCCCGGATGTTCGGGACATTGGGCAGTCCATCCGCCTTCTCGAAGAGCGAATGAACCGCAGCGGGGGGGGCGTCTGGGTTCAGCACGCACATGATGCACACGTTGTTCCCGCTGCGGTAGTGACTGCAATACTGGCACCTAGGTTCCGGCGTTTCCCTCCATCGCGACATCAGGCTTGCTCCTTTGCCACTGCCGCAGGATAGCCCTTGCGTTCTCGATAGCCCTTCGATCACTGGAGCTTGAGCTCACCGTGATAATCTCCTTCCCATCCGGCGACAGCAGGCGCATATGTTTCTTCCTATACTGAAACGTCCAGCCGTCATTGACAAGCCCCATAATGAACTTGTCCATGTCCTTGTTGTTCACATACCGAGCCATCGCCTACCTCACCAATGCCTTCCTGAGCATGGCGAACATCGCCGCAGGGAGTTCCCTAATGTGCTTAATAACCTTGCAATCCTTAATCTGTTCGGACACTTCCTCTATTGCGCCACAATCTATCCCGACGCCGAACACCTCCACGTTGTTCCGGGCCGCCACTTGCAACACGTACCGAAGGTACTCCATATCCTGTGCCTCGCCATCGGTGACAAGCAGGATAATCTTGCGGGAATCATCCCAGTAGTTGAAGAAGCTCAGGGCATTCTCGACCGCCGAACCCGTGGGCGTGCCGCCGCTCGCCTGCATCCTGCTGAACCGGGAGATGTGATCCGATTGAGACAGCGCCCGCTCGAACGTCACCGCACTGTAATAATAAACGTCCGTCCTGATGCCGGGGATTTTGCGCAGGCTTCGGGCCAGCGCGTAAGTAGAGATGCTTGCCATCTCTTCCCGCTGCCCCTGCATGGAACCGGAGCAGTCAGCTAGGATGACAACCTGAGCGTTGAACTTCAGCCGTTCCTCCTTGCGGTAGAACACCCGCGGATTGTTGACGTTCAGGCGGTAGACTTTCCGGGGGTCGAGCTTGCCGCGGGAGGTATGCCCGCCGCGGTTCAGCACAATGGACTGCATCAACCCGGACAGTTGGGCGTCCAGTTGCGCCGTGATGCTCATGGCCTTCGTAACAAACTTGGGGGGCATCTGATCGCCCTCCGCAAAGAGGGACAGCGGCGGGACGGAATGCGCTATGAATGTTCTGTTACTCTTACCCTCGAACATACCTATGAACTTGTCGTGCATTGCCCTCAATTCAATGCCCGCGCTCTTGCCGATGTCCGTATAGGATGACTGCTGCCAGCCATCAGCCCACTTACGGAAGGAAAACTCTGCCGCTTCCTCCAGCATATCCTTCATTTCTTCTGCAATCTGCTTCGGAGTATTGGCATAGTTCTTCACCTTGTCCTGCATACTTTTCTTAAACGGGTTCGTACCAGCGGAATCATGCCCGGCATACGGCCTCTTGATGTACTGCTTAATGGCCTCGTACATTTCCCTCCCGAACTGGCAACTATCATGCGTTGAAGCAAGTATTGGAAACCACTTCTCCATAATCGGCACAAGGTTCTTGGTCAGGCCGGGAGCCAAGCACTCCACGGCCTGTTGCTCGGACGGGATGAACGGGGACAAGTCAGCGACCAGCTTCGCCCGCATATAGTACAGAGTATAGTTCATGACGTGCATGACGAACATCTGGAAGTGCAGCTCCAGATTGTTCCGTATCTTTTTCAGGAAGACGATGCTAGGCTTGTCATAGTTCTCCGTAAACAGATGCTTGGACAACCAGCGCAAGTTCTTCTCGCATCCAACGTACCGCTTTCCCATCTCACGCTCGACGTAAATATCCTCAGCTATGTTTATGAGCGACATCACATATGCAGGGTCGTCACGCAACGATTCCAAAAGGGTGAAGTCAGTGAACCGGACATGGCCCGCTTCGTGGTCGAGGTATCCCCGCACCATCCGCATGTGCTGTTTGTCCAGCACATCCACGGTCGGGATGCTGATGCTGTAGGATGTCTTCCCCGTATACGGGTCTTGCTTTTGGTATGTCATTGCATTGCTGCCGCTGATGTCCACATCGACATTGTAGTTCAGGGACACAGCCTTGGCGACCATCGCCAAGGTTGCGCATTCCAGATTGCCGCACCTCATCTCTCCTCCTTTTCCTAGAACAATCCACGGGCGTTGATGATGCCAGCCGTAGCCTTGAACTTCTCAAGCAAGTCGTTCATCTCATCGGGCTCAACGGGCGCAGCGGGTTCTTCCCTGCGCCCCGTTGCGGCATCGAACATGCTGAGAACGTCCGTCTTCTGTTCCGTCTGGCGGCGGGCACACAGGGCCTTGATCGCCTCGGCACTCGACATGGCGGACAGGAGCCCGGAGAACATGCGCACGATGTCCGGGTTCTTCAACTTCTCCGTATCATCCACAGACATGAAGGCATCCCGCAGAAAGGCATGGGCTGCGCCGACATCAGAATGCAGGTAGGACAAACCATCCAGCTTTTGCAGGACGGTGCGCACCGGGCGCAGGGACTTGCGGGTGACGGTGGCCTTGCCCTTGAAGACTTCCTCGTAGATGTCCCGAATCATGCCCGCCACTTCTTCAAGCGCCGTGTCTCCCAAGCAACCGATGGTTGCGCCAAGGTTGTTCCCGTTGCTGGTCGTCGCCACGGCAATGGGCTCGACCTTGAACAGTTGCCAGTGGAACTTGAACTTGCCACGCAGGGCATCCTTAGAGGGCAGGGCATTGCGCAGGATGCCCGCCCATTGCGGGAACGCCTTGAGCCACTCCTCGGTTTCAGCATCGTAACTTGCAAGGAAGTCCTGCACGGCGGCGTTGAACTCGGATGCAACGCCCTCCAGCATCTGGTTGGCTTCGTCCATCTTGTCCTCGTGCATGAGCCAGCCGCCGAGGAACCGGACGCCCATCTTGTCGAGGCCGCACAGGGCGCGGGCCTTTAACGTGTTGAAGATGCGCATCTTGGCGGGGTCGAAGAGGCGCTTCGATCCCATCGTCGCAAGGTCTTCGGGCGGGAGCTTGTCGGCGTCGGGGATGTCTTCCCTGCGGAGCCTAGCGCGTGCCGACCAGATGCTTACGTCAAGATGTACGCAACCGGAGTTGTTAACGACTGTCGTGTTCATGGTGTACCTCCATTGTTAACCGAAGATTCTCTGGCGCAGTTCCGCCAGAACGATACTGCCCGCCGTGCTCGCCCGGAATCCGAGCGCCCGGTCAAAGGCGTACTCCACAAGGTCAATCCCATTAGCACTGATAGGCTTGTACATGACGATGAACTGAGCCCACCGGATAAGGGCGCGGGTCGAAAGGGTGATGTCAAGCGGCTCATCCATGCCGTTCGTTTCCTTCCCGACGAACAGGTTCCGCACTGCCCCGGCATACTCCACCATCTTGCCGACCAGTTCCTTGGGCAGTTGCGGCACGGCATATTGGAGAAGGGACTCTTCAATATCCGGCGAGAGGTAGTCCGCCCTGACCGCCATCATGCGGTCGAGCAGGGCCATGTTCTGGCGCAGGACGCCCTGATACATGCCCGTCTCGTCGCCGTTGCCGTTCGAGTTCGCAGTGCAGGCAAACCGGAACATGGGGCTTGGCTTGATGATCTCGCCCCCGTTCTCCGGGATGACAAGCGGACTTCCGTCAAGGATGGAGTTCAAGCCTGCGGCTGTGGACGGGTCGAGCAAGTCAATCTCGTTGAGAAGGAAGAGCCCGCCATCCCGCATGGCCTTAGCCAACGGGCCGTACTCGTAGGACATATCCCCATCAATCACGACATGATGCCCCACGAGATCGGGGAACTCCAACCTGCTGTGCCCGGTGATTTCATAGACGGGGTAGTTGAGCTTCGCCACCACCTGCTTAATGCAGGTCGTCTTGCCGCACCCGGTCGGGCCGAAGAGGAACAGGGGTTCCCGCACATGGATGATCCACATGACGACATCCACAGACCACGCAGGGAAGTGGTAGTAGGGATTGATTGTCGGGGTGAAGGCGCTCGGCTCAGACCAGCCGGGGAGCTTCACGCCCGAAGGGTTCTTCGTAAACAATTCGCCAGCATCAAACATCACAATCTCGCTGCTCATCTCATTGCCTCCTAGTAGATTCGTACCTTGCCATTGTCCATGTAGGGGAAGACTGCGGGGAAGAGGAAGGAAATGTTCTCAAGCGCACGGGCGTCGCTGTTCGAGAAGTGCGTGGGGTATCCTGAGAACGAGGTGCCGTACCCATTGCGCACGCACCAGAAGGAGAGGCCCGCAAGCATCAGGGTTTGGGGGCTCCAGCTATCCATGTCGAGCCCGCATTGCTGCATGTGGTGAGCGAACTCCCTCGCTTCTTCAAGGGCAATCTCCATATCCCTTGGGTCTATGTAGTCTCTGGATTCCGAGGGGGCATAGCCGTACTCCCTCGGCAATTCATCATGGGCAATGGACATAGCCATGTTCAGCATGTGCGTTGCGAACAGCTTCACCTTTGCTTCATCTGCCATACTGCACCTCCAACAAGGGGGGCTTGCGCCCCCCGTCCATGTTACTGCCAGACCTGATTTTCATCCGGTTCCGCGGTCTCGAAATCGTCGCCATGCAGGACTTCCTTAATCCCCATCACGATGGCATCTTCCTCCACACCGAGTTCCCTCATCTTGTCAATGATTGTCTGCATAAGCACCATATAGAAACCAACCCTCAGAACCTCGTAGTCTTCGCCACTGTCCTGCGTCAGCGTAGCCATGCTCTTGGAGGCAGCCTCAAGGGAGGCCATCGTTGCGGAGAACAGGGCGTTGGGGTTCGCCTTGCCGATAACGGCGAACAGGCAATGCCCCGGATTCACCTCCTCGTTTTCCTTCTTGTCGAACCCGGCGTTCACGTTGAAGATAATGTGGCTCATGTCCCCAAGGTTATCCCGCAGGAACTGTTCCAGCTTGGGCCAGTCTTTGTTGAGAAAGTTGGTGAGGATAGCTTCAGTGGGATTGTTGCGTTCCTCTTCGATAAGATCACTGATGGCGGCATCGTTCACAAGGCGGCGTTCTTCAATGTTGTTCATGGTTCTCTCCTTTCAGGTTTATGACAAGGGCCGCGCCCTTTCGGTAGGCACGGCCCGGCATCGTGCTGATTGCTGTTAGTCCTTGGATTCCGCACTGTCCCTGATTGCCTCAGCGACATTGAGGATCATCTTGTACCCTTCCGGCTCGGTGACGAACGACTGCGGGATGTCCTCAGCCTTGGCGAAGAGGTGCTTCAGCAAGCTATGGCAAAGGTCACGGGGAATCATCAGGGCATTCCCGGAGCACGCCTTGCCCTCATCGACACCCTCCATGATCAGAATGAGGTCACGCTCCCGCTGGAGCGCCGCGTGTTCCTCGCACAAAGCAATCCCGGTCATGGCGTGGCGGTCGAACCTGTTCTTCAATTGCTTGTCCAGAAGAATCTCGCCCGTCTCCCATTCCTCCCCGCACATGGGGCAATACTTCGTCGCCAAGGTAACGTAGCTCTTATCCATAACATCTCTCCTTTACATGCCGAAATACTTTTCAAAGTTGGAGCCTTCACGCACGGCGCAAATGTCGCTCTCCCCTACCCAGAGGTTGAACCGCTTGCCGTCCACCTCGATGTATCCGTTGTCCACAATCTCATCCCAGACTTCCAGATAGTGCGGGTTGTCCGGGCCGTCCGCCGCAATGGAGAGCGCCTCCTCTTCCACCCCCTTGATGGTGTAGCGGGACACCAGTTCCTGAAGCATGTACTGCCCGTAGTGATCCGGCACCAGAATGATGATGTCGTCGAAGTCACAAAGGATAGCGCCCTCTTCGTAGTTGATGCTGTCGTCGGGAATCATGGCGTAGCTCATCAGTGTACCCCCGCAAAGCAACCGTCTGCGTCAACTTCAAACTTGAAATCATTAGACCTAAAAAACTCATCCACATAGGAATCCTGTTCTGCATCGTTACAGATAGTCTTCAACATCTTCAGGACGGCACCGATCATATCTGCACCGAGTTCCTCGAAGGCGCGGCACACTTGGCGCAGCGCCTCATCCGCCTGAGCTTCCAGCCGCGATTGCCTGAACTCGGCAACGGGGTGGCTGTCGTCGTACTCGGCAACGACATGGGCGTAGTCCCTAAGCCCAAGCCGCCCGTGTTCAATCTTCCAAGTGAAGCATCCCCACCCGGCCTTGATGATGTGCCGGATATACTTCTCGGCCCACGGGGTGGGCGGCACCCGCCACGCCCGCATCCGGGGGAGAAGGAACTCTTCGTACAGGGTGAGGTAGTCCACGGGATTGGCGACGAACGACACGGTGTTATAATACAAATCGAAGTACAAACCCTCCTTCAAGTTCATCTTCATGCCGAACTCATCGGGCATATAATCCCAATAGATGTCGTCCTGCGCATCGCTGAGGGCCTGATTTACGAGGTCGTCACGAAACAGGGCACGAGCCTTGTCCTTCATCTTCTCAGGCAGTTCGTCAATCGAGTACACCTTGTAGGTTCTTGTGACTTCGTACATCTCTTCTCTCCTTATTCCGGCAAAAGGTTTTCTTCACACACGGGGAACCAAGGGCTGTCGCTGTCGATGAAGTACCTGCGGCCTGCGCAGTAGAGCCATTCATCTTCATCCCTCTGCATGATGCGAACCACGACATGCCCCGGAAAGCGCACGCCGTAGTCATTGACGAACGTCACCCTGTCACCCGGAGCAAAGGCAAGGGGGTGCCCGTTCTCCGGGGCATAGGGGCGCTCATCATCGTGCTGGCGCACGAGCTCCGCCATCGCCTCGTGGTGGCCTATCGACCTCATTGCTGCACCCCCCCGTTCCAGAGGATGGAGAACGTCCACCCAGAGGGAAAGACGACAAGGGCTTCATACGTCCGGGCCATCTCGGTGAACAGCCGGGCCTTGTCGTGCCCGCCGAACAACTTGTCCTCATCAATGAAGTCAAGGCCCGTGCCGCAGCGGGCGGCGATGAATAGGGAGCCCGCACGGTTGGCGAGTTCATAGGACACGGGGAACCGCAAGTGCGGGAGCATGTCGCAGTAGAAGCGGATGCACTCATGCTCGAACCGTATACGGTCTTCGTAGTTCAGGTTGTACCTGTTGTAGCCGAGGGCGCTCAAGGGTTCTTCACCCGCAGGGCACAGGGCAAGCAGGGCGTCGCCCGCTGCGGCAATGAAACAGTCACGGGCATAGCCCCACGGCACGCCAGTTGCCGACCACTCACCCGGCTCATTGTAGAACCTCGCCTTCCCCCCATCGGCGGGGCTCTCCTTCATGTTGCGGATGATCCCGCTGTGCTTCATGGCGCACGGCACAGCTTCACGCAGGGTAGCGAATCTTGCGGTACTGAGCCCGTCAAAATCGTCATTGGCATGGGCATAAACATCAGACCACGATACGGCATACCTTTCCATTTTCCATTCTCCTGTGGTTGCGGTTTGCATTTACGGCACCCATACTGCCCGGCACTGACGGCGCAATGCCGGGCCTGCGGGCATCAATTCAGGACGGACGTGACGATGAACATGGACGGCACATTGTCTGCATTGGGGACGCCCTTGTTGCTCAGGGCCTTGAGCCTTGCAAGCACTACAGCCACGGCAAGGTCGGGCATGTACTCGAAAGAGTTCTCCGGTATGAACGCCCCCAAATCACACAAGGCACCAAGGAACGACTTCATCTTGCCGGGATTCCTGTCAGCGGCAGGGGAGGTGCCGACGCCCACGGCATAGGGGTAGTTAAACCCCGTGTGCATCCGCACCACACAATGCAAGTTCCTGATGGCCTTGTCGTATGCAGAGACGGCACAATACCATGTTGCATTCAGCATTGTGGTATCTATGTGCGGCGTATACGAATCGAAGAGGCCCACCACGCCAAGGTGGGCGCACGACACCTTCTTCTGTATGAAAGCATTGATCTCATCTGCCTTCCTGTTCATCTCGCCGCTGCAATCCCAATTGCGAGGGAGCTCAAAGTTAATGGCATCGGCAAGAGACTTTACGTTGTCGAATACCTGCGTTCCCCGCTTGTAGTTGAAGCTGTAGATCATCTCTCTTCACACTCCCAGATTAATTGTGCTTATCAAGGATGGGGGCAACCAACTGCGCAAGGGTGCGCAGGGCGTCCTTCGTCTTGCCAAGCTCGGCCCGCAATGCCTCCATGTCGGTGCGCATTTCGGCAAACTCAAGATATATGTTCTGCAATTCGGGGGCGTTCTTCCCGACATCCAATTCAACGCGCATGTCGGCAAGAATATCCTGCAACTTGCTGATGTCTTCCCCCATGCCATACAACCGTTTTTCAAGATCGGCTTTCGTCAGGCGAAGACGATAGTTCTTGTTGTAGTAAAGACTGTCTGCCGTGATGATGTCCGGGTCGCCGGGGAGAATGGGCTTGTGCGCCAGCGGGATCAGTTCATTGAGAAGCCACGGCACACGGGTTGTAATAATGGGCACACGCTGGTTGTAGTTCGTAAACGATTCAACCCCGGCGTCGTTTATAAAGAACGTCTGCGGCGGGATGGTGCGCCCATAGCGGGACGGCCCGCCGTAGATAAGGCTCAGTTCGTACAAGGTCTTCGCACTATCCGGCGGGCACATGGAAAGCGCACGGGGCAAATTGGAAATCCCCAAGAACAGGGCAATGGACTTTGCCTGATACCACGGTTCCTTCTGTGTCCATAAGAAACGAATCGGCACATCCACATTGTGGTGGAAAACCCTTTTCAAAATAGCCGCCATTACTGCATCCTCCGTTCGAGCATATCGAGGCGCTTCTCAACTGCATCAAGCATCAGCAAAATCTGACGGAGCACATCCGCCTGATTCTCCAGCTTCTCCTCAAGCAACTGCACTCGTGCCGTGCGGCGGGATGAGTTCGGCGGTATACTGTCAGGCACATTAGGATACTTGCCCATGTCAGCTTCTACCAGACGCGGCAGTTCCTCAGTAACCCACTTATACACAGGCGACAAGCTCAGGGTGCCGTAGTTGGCGAAAGTCTTGAGGCCCGCAAGAGTAAGCAACGATGCCTCGGCACCAATGACACCCGAATACGCCGCCGCCGGAATAGCATAGCGATCCCGCAGCATACGGAACCGGACAGTCTCACCCCGGCAACTCGCCAGCGGGCGGCTGATGTTCGTCACCTGAAAAGCCCGCTGCAAGTCGGTTGCCCGGTAGTAGGCCCCGCCATCGGCAAACACCACAAGGAAACTAAACGGAAGTGTCTGATGTTTATAACTTTTTACTGCGAACATAATGAACCTCCTATGGAAGTAGTAATAACTTACTGGACGTACATTGTCAACAGGGCTGCTAAAATTTTTTATGATCAGCGGTGATCACTTTGGTGATCAAATTTCTTGCAACAACCTAAGTGAATGGTTCGGCTGGCGGCACATTGAGCTGTAACTTACCGAAGTTGATAGCAATCTGTTGATGCAGAGAGGGCGAGGCCCGCTGCACAAAGTGCCGAAATTTTCGCGCCAAAAATTGTGATCCGCCGAAAAACACGGCCCTAGGGTTTTTAAATCCTATAGGGCTTTTATTTTCGCGGATCGCAAAAAAAAAGCTGAAATGTTCAGGACTAAGTAAAGAAAATAAATAATAAATAATTTTTATATAAGTTATTTATTTTTATTTACTTTTCTTACTGTGTGCGGGTAGTGCGGGCGAGACAAAACCACTGTTGCAAGAAATTTGAGACACACATGATCACTCTGATCAGGGTAGTACGGCAAAACTTTTCCCACATAAAATAGTGCGGGCATTGCGGGCACTTACCATGTAGTAAGTGTAAAGTGTACTGGGTTGTATAACTGCTTACAGTGACGTATTTATATGAGTTCATACAACCGTTTCTGTTAAACGTGTAATCCGCTACCAGTTCCAAGTAAGAATTGAGCTTGAAATTTCTAGCGTATAACAAGCTGTTCTAGCCTAAAGAGTATATAGTGACAGTTCATACTGTACTACTTACACATTTAAAATGAGGGGTGTGTGTGTCAAATGCATAAGTCGAGGGCATTTTTTCGAGCCGATAGAAAAATCACTGACGTATATGTGTAATGTGTTACACTTTCGAGATTATGTCAGTGTCAACCTATGTTGTTCTTATGGAGAAAAGTCGGTATTATTCCCATCGTGTACACCTTACGGGCACGGCAAAAAAGAAAAATAAAGTAGCACGCACGGCGGGGCGCGTGCTACTTTTCTTGTGTCACTACAACACCATGACAACAGACGTTCGAGCGCTGCCGATGCGGAACCTAAAACCAGTAAAGTCTTCTGTTGCGCAGTAATACCGTAACATAGCCAACGCTACAGGTACTGTAACATACTTCCCGGCGAACGTCATACAGGGCAAAGCCTGTACGACATTGCCATGCCCGTTAAGAAACTCAATCACCATTGCGCATTTCTCCTTATGTTTTATTATCCGTTGCCGATTAGATTCTAAGCAGGAGTAGCGCGTTAGGTTTTTTTATTGGGCATCACTCAGGATATTTTCGAGCGTGTTGATACAAGCGCGAATCTTGGCAAGGTCAGCGCTTGACCAATCCGATTCGTGCTTACGATAGAACTTGACCACGTTATAGATACGGTCAAGCCCTATGCTGTTTGCCGTGGGCTTACGTTCAAGCGTTAGTGCCGTATATGTCTGGTGCTGAAAAGTCTTGATGAACCGAGACTTAGCGGCGCGCCAGATGTTCTTGTCAATGCGGTTCATAACGAAAACGTTATTCTTTGCTATGTACCGAACAGCGGTTACAGCTTCCCGGTCGTCCGGGGGATACAGCTTTCCGGTGATACTATCCCGGATGTATCCACCCGCCATGATCCGAATTGCTTGCAGGGCTTGCCTCCATTCATGAGAGGCCGGATCACATATCTTAGCAAGTCGCGTCAATCGCGTGCATTCCTTGTCTGTGAAAACCTGATGCAATCCGGCCTTGATCAGAATGTCGAAAACCTTAGTTACGCTTGACCTAAGCAACGGCAAAGATTGACAAAGACTATCGAACTGGACGTTGTCAAGGTGTGCCGGATCATAGGAAGCATAAGCGGATTCCGGATCAATCTGAGCGGCGCGGGCACGAACAGGAGCAATAGCGGGGAGGTTAGCAATGGCTTGCATGGTAGTTCTCCTTTTCATAGAGCGCCCTACTCCTGCTTAGAATCTAATCGGCAACGGTAACTATCTAATATCGTTGCCGTTATCGCTTTTTTCTATGTATCCGCAAGCGCTTTTGCTATCATAAGTGACAAGCAAAAGTGCCGCGCTTGCTTGCCTGCTATGCAGGCCGGAATTGTCAAAGAGCCAAGACCCGCGCGCGTGAGGCGCGGCCCCCGGAACCGGGGGAGTTCCCCCGTTTCGTTAAGTACAAGATAGCGAACGCAACGGGAATTGTCAATGGGAATCGCAACTTTTCTGAAACTTTTTTTTCAAGTGAAAAGGTATCGCATATATAAGGTAATGTCCCAGTCGCCAGTCAGTGCCAGTCAGTGCCAGTCAGTGCCAGTCAGTTACAGATGGTGACAACTATATACTGCCAGTTACAGTTGGTGACACATACTCACAGTTGAGGGCAGTTGATGGCAGCTAGTGATAGTCAATGACTGGTAGGGGCAGTTGGTGATAGTCAATGACTGGTAGGGATAGGGGGCACGGCCCGCGGCGGGGGCGGGGCCTTTGGACGTGGACGGGAGAGCCCCACCAAGAAGACTATATAATATATTGATGCACGCGGGCTCCACGGGTTTCGCAGGTTCACGGGCCGAGCGGGTTCCACCTCCAACATTGGCACACTTCTTGCGCAAATCCCCAGAGATCAACCTATGATCAACCCCCGGTTAACCCCCCGCCCCCAATGGACAGCCCCCACCCCCTCTTTCCCCGCAACCCGACCGCAAAAAATTTTCTGGAAAATTTCCACAGACCTTGACATATGCGAAACAAATCTATAAATACATATTTATTATTAAACCTGATGAACGTCTTGCCCTTGCCGCCCGCCGCCATGCGCGGGTATAGCCTTTGTGGGAAGACATAACCTTCAACCAGTTGGAGGAGGCATGGGAACCTCATCGCTCATAGTAGGCGCAGCGGGCCTCATCCTCATCGCAATCCTTGTCTTGGTGGTTGCCGATGCGGTGTTGTCGAAGCGTGCCGATGCTGCGGACGCATCCGTCACGGCCCCTGAGCTTGCCGGGCCGTCCGTCCATCCCGCCCGGCCCATAAAGCCCGTGAAGCCGATGTGCTCCATGCGTCCCGAAGACTGGACATATTAAGGATACGCTATGGACAGTATGACTTGCGGTTATCTGAAGAGCAGGCTCTATTCCGGGTATTTGTCGGGGCTGCATTTTGATTTGCGTCTATCGCCCGGTTTGGCCCGTGACGCACTTCCGAATATTCAATATTTGTTCCCGCAAGAAAAAATTTATCTCTTTAAAGATTTGGTTCCTCAAGATGTTGAAGTTCACATCGAGGATTGCGTGGAGCATATTGCTCCGCATCATTGGGATAGTTTGGTTATACGTGCAGATTATCCTTCCGGCTTCGATGCGTCGAGTGAGATAAAGAACAATATTGCAGTCGGCTATGTAACTTTCCAGACTGCCGAATTTTGGGATAAGGCCACTGGATACGATTACGATCCTATTTATCTTCCCAATAAATATGACGACAAGCCGTCACAGTTTGCAGTTGGCGCATCTGGCGGCGTATATACCGGGAAGCTGATTACGCCCGTGGGAAATTGCTCCGGCGGCATCTGCGCTTACTTGGGCGCTTATTCGTATTCTTTCGTCTTGGGGAGGTATCAAGCCTTTCCTGATTATTTCGAGCTTGAAATACAGGACTTGCAGATTACAGACCTTGAGGCCATTGGGTATCACCTTAAAATTGTTGAGGGGTAGTTATGCTGCGTGACCGTGCTGAATTGGAGCGGGTATCAAAATTGATAGAGATGAATGGCGGGTTCCGCACCTTTGCCGAGGAGATGCCGAAAGAGCTGGATGCTATCGCGATTACATACAAAGTCCCGACGACCATAGGCGAGAGCCGTATCATTTCCGTTATGGGCAAGTTCTTCAAGAGCGCCGATGGCACGATGTGGATCAGTACAAACTTTGGCGTGGGCGTACAGGTTTTCCCGCAGGATTACTGGACGCCATCAATAAGGGGGTGATGCAGATGCAGATGCAGAGTGAAGATGGTGCAGGCCAGCGCAGCAGGGGATTCGATTATTTGATGGATCAGGGTTGCGCGGGCTTCGCCCGCCAGCGGGTGCCGGGGCGCGACGGTGATACGCGCTTGTGTAAACTGAAACCCCTGTCCAGTTGATGCAGAGCCTGTAGCGTCAACCGGGGTTGACTGGAGGTTGATCAAGTTGCTGACGGATAAGGAACGAGAGTGGCTCACGGTGCGGAAGAAGGCTTGCGCCCGGTGCAGTGTGCCGGGCAAGTGCAGTCAGGATCAGCGTAATCATTGCTACGCAGTGGGCTACCCTCTGTGGGGCAGCACGGTGGTTACGTTTGAAGCCTTCCGGGATGCCGCCGAATTTGAGGCCCGCGTCTCCCGGCGGCTGGCGGTTATGCTGTATATGTTTCAGGGACTTACGGCCCTCAAGCTGCCGCCTCCAACGCCTGACTGGTTCTTGAAGCAGGCAAGGCTTACCGAGGAGGCGGCTATGGAAAGGGAGGTATGTGATGCCTGATGCGTTGGATTTTCTGTTGGGGTTTCTGGCTGGCGTAGTCATGGCGATGCTGTTGAATCTCTCCGTACCGTACAGGCACTTCAGGGAACGCCGCAAGCTGGAGGCGGAGAACAGGATGGAGGTGATCAATCTGAAAAATTCTCTGCGGGAAGGGGTCTATGCGTGCAGCGACCACATGCGCAACCTCCAGCGTGTTGCCGAGAGGGTGGAGTCCTACGCAAGAAAGCTGGATATGGAAATGGAAAAGGAGAAGTACAAATGCTGAAAGATTATAATTGCCTTCGCGGGCAGCCGCAGAACTATACGGCTGCCGAGTTCGATGTGTTCAAGAACGAGTGCGCCATCTGGATCAAACTGATGCAGCTTGGCGGGGAATGGGAGTTCTTCTGCGAGCCCATATCCAATGCGGACATGCGCGCCCAGACCTACGTCAATGATTCGGCCCGGCTGGTCAAGTTCCAGATGAACATGCACACGCATGACAACTTCAACTGGGATTACAAGGATTTGCAGAAGACTGCGTTCCATGAGGTGTGCGAGGTGCTGCTGTATGATCTGGAGCGGGTTGCCGCTATGGAGGACATCACGGCAGAACAGAAGGAAGCTATGCTGATCCGGGAGCGGCACAAGGTCATCCACCATCTGGAGAAGTTGTTCTATCTGATGGACGATACTGACATCATCGGCAACATGCGCATGGGTATCCCCACACTGACGGAAGTGTAAACGGAACGGGCCGGAACTGGCGAAGGTTCCGGCCCTAGGAGGAGAGATGTGTGAAGTAAAGATGATGGGAAAAGAAGGTACGAAACTTAGATAAGGCGGGCGGCATGGATTGTCAAGCCCGCATGGGAGGATATGCAGATGCCGAAAGTGTTTCGCGTGTTTGCCGCATTGATGCTCGCCGCGTTCCTTTGCGTTCCGAACGCGGGCTGCACCAAGGACGAAGTGGCGCTCAACGCCTACAAGACGCTGGAGACGAGTGCCGAGACGTACAAGGCCGTCATGAACGCGGCGCAGGATTTGCACCGCATGGGGAAAATGACGGATGAGCAGTGGAATCAGGTCAAGGATTACGCGGTCGTCTACTTCGATTCGTACCAGACGGCGGTCGCCGCGCTGGTCAAATACGTTGAGGTCACGCAGGGGGTGAAGTCCCCCGGTGCCGAGGACGGGGAACCCAAGCCCTCTGCCGCCGAGCAGGAGCAGAAACTTGGCGACATGCTGTCGGGCTGCACCACGACGCTGAACGATCTGCTGGTCAAGGTGCAGGAACAGGATGTCGATGTCGCCAAGGCCAAGAGGGATTACGCGGAGGAATACGAAAATGCCTATTAATGCCGTGTCTGTTGCCGTCATTATGGAAGTCATCGGGCTCATCGTCAAACATGGCGTGCCCGCTGTGAAGGCCATGATTGAAACGTGGGAGAAGGATGAGATTACCCTTGAGGATGTCAAGGCCCTCGCCCACAAGATTGACCACCCGGATACCTACGATGTTTGATGATCCCGGCCCGAAGGGGGAACGCGACCCCAACTGGAAGCTGCCGAAGAAAGGCTGGTCTAGGTGGGAGAAGTTGACTGAGTGGGATGTGTATGTGGAGACGGCAAAAAAGTTCTCCGAGATGTTGGGCAGGGAAGTCAGCACCGAGGAGGCGAGGGCGCTCTGCAAGGCACACGACCGGATATGGAATAAAATGGTGCATGATTTCACCCATGTTGACAAACCTTGGGGTATACAGTAGCGTCTGATTGTCTCAGTTGTTCTTCAGCATCAATGATTGACGGGAGCGTACAGGGTTTTCGGGAAGCCCTGTGTGCTCCCGTCTTTCTTTTTTCCAAGGAGCGGTTATGTCTGAATATACTCGCGAACGTATCGAAGCGGTCATGCGGGCCAAGGGGTACGCCTTCTTTACCGAGGGCGACTACAACCTGAACCTTCTTGCCGTCCGCTCCGGGCGGGAGGCGACCAATCTGTTTGACGATACGTTCCTTGCCGTCTTCAAGGTGGACGGCGCATGGGAAACCCGTGAGTATGCCTGCACGACCGACCCCGGAACCTACTGGCTGCGGAACGGGCTTGAGAAAGGCACGGCGGTGCTCGCCCCCGGACAGTACCGTGGGGCGTTCGCCCTTGGAAAGCACAAGGGCGAGTACGAGGCGTTGGTGCAGGCGGCCCCGGTGACGGTCTACCGCGACGGGAACAAGGACGATGCACTGGATTATGTGGCTCCCGAAACGGGGATGTTCGGCATCAATATACATCGGGCCAACCGGAATGGGGTATCCTTCTACGTGGACAAGTGGTCTGCGGGCTGCGTGGTCATTGCGGGCGCGGATGCGTTCGACGACCTGATGGGGCTGGTGCATAAGTCCTTGGCGATGGGCGTCTATGGGATGCGGTTTACGTTTACGCTTTTTGAAAAGCGGGACTTCAAAATATGAGCGGTGCGTCTTCGGCTACGGGTGCGTTCATTGAGCTCCGGGTCTGGGTTACGCATTATGTAGAGCAGCTTATGACCGGAGCCAGCATCAAGGTTTTTTTCGCGTCTGTGCTTACGTTCTTTACGAACGTGCTCTATGGCGACAAGGTGGTGTTCATGATCTACCTTGCGTTCGCCCTGCTTGATCTCGTGCTCGGCGTTACGAAAGCCATCGTGTACGACAGCTTCAACCCCAAGTACCTGTTGTACTGGGTAAAGAAGTTGGGGACGCATATGCTGCTCATCCTCCTGTTGGGGCTCTTGTGCAATGCGTTCTTCCACACGTCCGGGATAACGGTTTCGTTTGTGAACTGGCTGCTGTTCATTTGCTCCACTACCGAGCTTGCGAGCATCATCTGGAATCTGAAGTCGCTTGGGATGCCCGTGCCGCCTGTTGTGGATGTGTTTCTCAAGGCGCTGCGCAAGCGTGCGTCTTCTCATATCGCGCAGTGTTTTGGGGATGATGAGATGCGGCAGGAAATCGAAAAGGCATTGCAGCAGTACAAGTCGTGCGACGACTGCTCAGGATGCGGAAGGCATCCGCATGAATGATTGTAATCCTTGAACGATTTTGCTACCGTTGAATTGGCTGAGTTTTCTAGTAGGAACGCATGTAGGAGTTTTTCATCATGGGTAAGTTTCCAGTCACATACGATGAAAAGCTGAAGCAGCATCGGTTGATGGTCGATGGCGAGTTGCTCGTGCCCGGCGTTGTCCCTGTGGATCAGACGCAGGGCAAGGGGCCGAACCATCTTCAGGTTGATGCCGATGCTGGCTTGGCTGTCCGGTCTGAGACGTTCGTCTCGACCGATGACGGCAACCAGCTTGAAGTCGGGCAGGATGGCAAGCTCTTCGTTCGGGAAGTGTCCCCCGATTCGTTGCTGTCTCAGGACAAGAGCAACCAGCTCTCCGTTACGGACGGCATCTATTACAACGTGGGCGACCATCTGAGCGAGGACGAAAACAACCTTCTGGTTGCGCGGGACGGCAAGCTCTTCGTCGGCAAGGTGTCCGCCGTCTCTGACGATGAGGGCAACATCTTGCAGCAGGGCACCGACTCCGGCGCGTTGCTGAAGATGGACAGCCTTGTCTCGCTCGACCTTGGGAACCGGATCGTTCTCGGTTCGGACAACAAGCTGTCCGCGCCCGTGCAGCTTTCCAAGGAAGAAGGCAACTTCCTTCGTCTCGGCAACGACCAGATGCTGTACATCAACGGCGCTGACATCGTTTCCAACGAAGCCAAGAACATGCTGGAAGTGTCTTCCAGAGACGGCAAGCTCTTCGTAAGCCGCGACAATCTGGTTCCCCCGCCCATCGTGGCGGAAGACGAAGGGAACATCATCGTCGCGGGCGGCGACGGCGGTGCCCTTCTGAAGATGGCGATGCTCGTTTCCCACGAGGAAGAGAACTATCTCATCATTTCGGAAGAGGACAACCGACTTGTCGTGCGCAGCCCGTTGTCCATGCAGGAGGGGAACTATCTCCGGCATGGCGAGGACGGCGGCATCTTTGCTGACGGCAACGATTTGTTGTCCAATGAATCCGATAACATCCTTGGCATCTCGAAGGTCGATGGCAAGATTTATCTGAGCCACGAAGACTATGTGACCACGGTGTCCAAGGAAAACGGCAATGTCCTTCGCCCCGGTGCGGATGGCGGTGCCCTGCTTCTCATTGAAGACCTCATCTCCGAGGACGCCCAGAACAGCATCGTTGAAGGCAGCGACAAGCTCTTGTATGTCCGGGCCGTGTCCAAGGATAAGGGCAATGCAGTCACCCCCGGTTCCGATCTTGGGAGCTTCTTCCCGGCTGATTTCGGAACCATGTAACCAAAATAAATCACAGGAGTTTTTCTTATGGCTCGTAAAACGCCGCAGGCCATTCAGCAGTACCGTGGTACCACCGAACAGCACGCCACCTACACTGGCCCCATTGGTGAACTCACCGTCGATACCGACAAGAAGGTTGTCGTTGTTCAGGATGGCACTACCGCTGGCGGTATCCCGATGGCCCGCGAAGACCGCAAGGTTGCTGGCGATAACTACATCAAGGTGAACGGCGCTGCCGAGGGCACCCTTGCTGCCGACCTGACCCTTACCGTGGATATGACGAAGGTTGCCGCCGACCTCGTTTCCACCGACGAAAACAACGGCCTGTCCGTAGGCACCGACAACAAGCTGTTCGCCAAGGCTCCTGATGCCGATCTCATCCTTCGCCCCGGCGACAAAATCCTCCATGACGTGGACGGCAAGGTTGCCGCTGACATCTCCGTCAGCTACGACCAGCCCTCTGGCGTTCTGAACATCATCGGTCATGACGGCTCCACCGTTGTCGCTACCGCCACCATCCCCTCCAGCACGTCCGCCCTGAAGGGCGTCGAGCTCGTGGAAGGCAAGCCTTCCGCTGACGGCGAGGAAGTCGAAGGCAACTACCATGTGAGCCTGCGTGTGGCTTACAAGGAAGATGGCGCTCAGAAATACTCTCCTGCCACTGGCGTGACCTTCACCGCTACCAAGGGCACCGAGAGCGCGGGCGTCGCCATGCCTGAGTTCACCGTGCCTGAAGACGCTACGGATCAGAAGTACGAAGCCGTGTTCATGGGTCAGGAAGCGGAACAGGCCGTGGCTGCCACTGCCGCCTTCGCGTTCACCGATGGCTCCACCATGCGCCTTGCGGAAGGTATGCTGTACTTCACCCCGCAGATCGGCATCGAAGCTGGCACCTACCTGCACTTCATCTTCGTGCTGTCTGACGGCACCCTCGCCGACCTGTACGTTAACGTCACCGACCTCGTGGACGTGTACACCGCCGGACAGGGCATCTCCATTTCCGGCAAGGTGATCTCCGTCAAGCTCGGCGCTGATGGCGGCGTGAAGTTCGACGAATCCGGCAACATCGTGGTGGACTTCACCAAGATTGTTTCCACCGATGAAGACAATGCGCTGAAGGAAGGCGCTGACGGCAAGCTCTCTGTGACGGTCGTGTCCGCTGATGAAGGGAACCTCATCAAGACGGGCTCGGACAAGGGCGCTCTGTTGACCAAGGACGACATCACCGACGCGGTGGAAGAAATCGTGTCCGGTGTCGTCACCGCCGGAACCATGTGCTCTGAGCTTCGTGCCGAAACCGCTGACAACCAGATTGTCTGCAATGCTGGCAAGATGTACGTCACTTCCGATTACGGCACGATGGGCGAGTAATATCGCAATTTTATAACCCTTTAGAATAGGGGGATAATATTATGGCTATGGATGGCTTGACTCCTGTGGTTGACATTGGCGGCAATGGCAATGGTGGTTGGGGCGATTGGGGTGGTGCCCTGATCGGCGGCGCTATTGGTGGTGCCGTTGGTTCCGCATGGGGCGACCGTCGCGGGAACAACTGCTGCAATAACGGCGGCGGTTGCTGCAACAATGGCGGGAATACTGCCGCTTTCGGCGAGACGTTCATCATGGACAGCCTGAGCGGTGCCCGGAGCGACATCAACTCCATTGGGCGCGACAACCTGATGCAGACTGCGGGCGTCCAGAACGCTCTGTGTCAGGGCTTTGGCGGTGTCAACGCCACTGTGGAACGTACCGCCCTTGGGCAGCAGATTACCTCGGCGCAGGGATTCAGCGGGCTCAACACTGCGATTCTCACCAGTTCCATGCAGGGCCAGCTCGCCGCCAAGGACGCGCAGCTTTCTGCTCTTGCCGCTACCAATGCGGCTGAGATGCAGGGCCTGCGCAATACTTTCGAGCTGAAGTCCAGCATCGACAATTGCTGCTGCACCACGCAGCGTTCCATCGACAATCAGGGTTGCCAGACTCGTGAAACCATCCTTGCCGAAGGGTGCGCCACCCGTGGCGCTATCCATCAGGAAGGGGAAGCTACCCGCGCTCTGATTGCCCAGATTGACCGCGAACGCCTGCTGCGTGAAATGAACGCCAAGGATGCGGAAATCGCGTCCCTCAAGGCGCAGAACTTCAACACTGCGCTGGCGAACAACAACGCGGCCCAGACTCGTGCGGACATGCAGTCCATGTTGAACACCATCTTGAACCACATGACCTACAAGACTTCTACCACCTCTGGTGGCGGAACCACTGCCTGAGTCTCCCGGCGGTAGTATGACAAAGCCCCTCTGGGTCACACCAGAGGGGCGACAATGTAAGGAGAGTCATTATGGCTGGTTTGAGATTCTTTTTGGGTGGCAAGCCATCTGGCGGCGAGATGGAGAACAGGCAGCACGACCGTTGGTCTGAGCCGAGGAATCATTATGACGATGGTCGGGATATGCGGCAGCATTATGGGCGGCCTTCTTCTCCGATGGAGAATCGCTTCGATCAACCGGATTATCGGCCCATGCGCGGGTTGTATAATCTTGAGCCGCAGCGTTCTGATCAGCCGGAACCCCACATGCGCGGGCTGTATAATTACAAGCATCCTGATGGGATGAACCATTACGACCCGCAGCGGCATGGCGGCGCACAGGGCAATTTTGTCCCGCTCCCCGAAGATGATGTGCGGTTCCATGAGGAATGGAACAACGAAGGCGGCAACCGTATCGGGTATATCTCCGATGTGCGGAACCACGATGGCAGCCATTCCGATGGGGGTCATTTCGAGCGGGGCGTTGCTTCTGTGATGGAGTCGCTCCCTGCGGTGGGCGGCTACGCCAAGATTGTCGAGTCCGTGCTGAAAGTTCTCCAGAATCCCCCGGCGACGTGGGCGGCGTACTTGAAAAATAAGGACTATGCTGGTATCGCAAAGATGGAAGCGAAAGAGCTTATGTCTGCGATTGAGAAGCATAAAGCCCCCGCTGACATTCATAAGGAGATTACCCATACCATTGCGGCGTTAATGCGCATGGGCATGTAAGGAACTTGCAAAGGAGCGAACATGGCGGCAGGCACTTCAATTTTTCTCCCGGTCATGGAATACAATGGGGATACTTGGCATCTCCAGTATGACCCTGAAAATCCGATGTCGGTACGTCCCGACTTGGTTGGCGGCAAAATCACCAATATGTCGTGTGCCCCGGTGAAGCTGCCCCGTCAGCATCCTGACAAGCAGTTCTATATGGTGGTCGTCAGCATCCTGATGCCCGCCAGCATGGAGCCTTCTGGACGGGCTATCCCTGAAAAGCGTCTGCTCGGTTTCCGGGTGTACGACTATCTTCCGGCGAATCCGTCCACCCTTGACGCTCTGAACCTCAATGAGATGGTTTTCTATATTGCAGAACCCCGCCCCGGCAGCGACGCGCAGACGCTTCTGGAAACAGTCCTTGGGCTCAAGATGCAGGAACAGCCTGCGGCTGAAGCGGTGAATACGGACTGGACAAAGATGCTCATGCAGCAGGATGCCCCGGAGCCACAGCCGGAACCAGTGGCCCCGCAGCAGCGTGCCTATACTGCGCCTCAGCAACATACCATGCAGTTGTCTGACGGAACGGTGAGGTAAACCTTATGTCGCATGATCCTATTTATGATAAGGTACTTGAGCGCGTTGTTACCAATGCGGAACATCTGATTTCCGTTCACGACAATGCACAAGGGCTGCTGAATGTGGCGATGCGTGGGGCTATGCCGTGGGCTACCCCTTTGGTTATGAAGGGTGTTCTGCCTTCTGTGGATAAGTTGGAAGTGCTGTGTACACAGCTTCTGGCGATTGTTATGAGAAGTGACCCTTCGGTTATGCAGGCCGAGGAAAAGAATACTAAGTAGGGGGAATTTATGCCTCGCAAAATTCCTAAGCCAGTACAGCAGTTTCGCGGGACGACTGCGCAGCACGCTACCTATACTGGCCCAGAGGGTGAAATCACCGTTGATACCACAAAGCACACGGCAGTTGTGCATGATGGGCAGACGGCTGGCGGCTTCCCTTTGATGCAGGAGCATGACATTGTCGATGATGTGCAGATTACGGCATCTGTCGGCACTGCTGAGGCTATTTGGAATGTGTCTGTCGCTGTCGCTGATGGTGACGGTAGTTGGACTGCTCCTTTGGCCTTGAGCATCCAAGGCAAAGTTAATACGCCCATTGCAAGGGTTGTGAACGCGCAGCCCGGTGCTGACCATCTTGGAGGCGTGCGGGTTGTCTACAAGGGGGAAACGCAGCAGGCACAGACTGGTTTCTCTCAGACTGGCGGGACGGCAAATTTCTCGTTCACTGACGGGACTACTTGTGCGGTGGTTGCTGCGGCTGAATCTGATGGGAAACAGGCTATCACGTTTACGTTCACGTTTGCCGCTACTGCCAGTGGGCCGTTCCTGTGTGTTTCTGGCGTGCGCAAGAATGTGGCCTATGAAGTTGCCGATCCGCTCCTGTCTCAAGACCCGATGAACGCCCTTACCGCTGGCACTGACGGTAAGATTATGCTCGACGGTTCTGGTCTGGACAAGAGCTATCTTCCGCTGTATTTTCCCTTTGAAAGTGATGAGATAGTGCCGGAAATCCATACGTTCTTCCCTGACCATTGCAGGGTCATTCTGGTGGATGGCCTTCAGTCTGATGGAACGAGCGTGGATGCTCTGGGCATCACGGTTCAGCTCGATGGGGACAGTGAGGGCACCTCGGCTGTGACGCTCAAGAATGGGCAGATTGACAGCGATGGCGCTTTTGCGGGAAAGGCTGTAGTCATTCGGTGTTCTGGGCGTACTACGGAGACGTGGGTTTCTGCGTTGCTTCGTCTGACCCCCACAATGTTGGCGTCCGATTTATAACAGGCACATACGCTAAGTTTGTAAGTTCCCGATTTTTTTTCAGAAAAGTCGGGAACTTTTTATATCTGGAGGGTTTATGGACAGTTTGCTTTGTGGTTATTTACGGAACAACAAACGAGACGTTCTGACTTTTGTCGTGGATACCGAAGCAACTACGGCTGGCGGCAAAGTGACGAGCGCACCGATTGATTGTTATAAAACGGGTGGCGTCTTCAGGACGAACATCTATATTTCTTGGGGGGATGGAACAAGTACGATAGTCCCTTCTGGGAGTTCTGACCTGTCCCTGCTTGAGCATGAATATGCGTCTGCCGGGGTATATGCGGTGAACATCACTGCGGAGAATATGAAGGACGTATTCTTTGTTGGGTCGAATCCTAATGACGGTGTGCATACGATACCGCACACGCAGTATTTCCGGGAGACATTGATTTCTATTGGCCCGCTTGGTGCTGAGAGATACTCGCTTCCTTTCATGCAGATTAATCCGTATTCTTTCTTTTATGAGTGCAGACATCTGCGGCGTATCCCGGAAGGTTTGTTTGATAAATGGACGCACTGCGTCGGCTTCGACAATGCCTTTAATGGGTGTACCTCCATTACTGAGGTGCCGGAAGATTTGTTCAAGTATAACACTGAAGTGCTTACTTTTGAAAATTGCTTCAGCAATATACCCAATCTGAAGTCTGTCCCTGAAAACTTGTTCTCCGCAAATACGAAGGCAACAAACTTTAGCTATCTGTTCTATTACAGCACTGGCCTGTCTGTTGTTCCGGTTAATTTGTTTCGCGAAAATAAGGAGGCTCTCACCTTTGCTGGAACATTCTGTGGATGCACCGGATTGTCGAGCATTCCAGAAGCTGTATTTTCCAGTAACACGAAGGCTGAAAGTTTCTACGGGACGTTCAAGGAATGTGCGAATCTTGCTACTGTTCCTGAAAATCTGTTTGCCAGTAATAATGCAGTTACTGACTTTTCGTTTGCGTTCTATGCTTGCACAGGCATCACAGGAAATGTTCCCGAACTGTGGGCAACACATAGTGAAACGGAACAGCATACGGATGTATTTTATGGCTGCACCAATGCAGCTAACTACGATGCTATTCCTGATGGCTGGAAGTAAGCTGCGAAATAAAAGCTCCCTACCCGATGAAGGTAGGGAGCTTTTTTACGGGCCTCGCCTTTTTCATAGGCGGCACCTCCACGGTATCGTTCAGTGTGAGCGCCTCGACACCTGTGTACAAGTATGATGATGGCAATAGTTGGACATGGCAGAGTACTTGGTCTCCTGACGGTAGTATAGGGGAATCTTTTGTCATATTGTTCTATGAAGGACAGATGGTCGCTTATAATGGCGGTCGGGGAGATACTGATACTCCTACCGAGGGTATTGATGGTCATACATATCTTCGTGGAGAACTGAAAGAAACGAATGACCAGTCGTACACAAGAACACATAAATATGCCATAGCACGGCAGGTATAAATGAATCCGCCCGCTACTAAATGTAGCGGGCGGAACTGTTTTAAACTTGTCTAGCTATAGCATAATGATCTGCGTAAGAGAACCCACTGGTTGTACGTTCCTGATATTCCCCGCGAAGGTATGTATATCCATCAGAACCAGTTATTGAAGTAAGTTCTCCATCGTTACTACTTGCGACATCGACCCCATTATAAGTGCAATTTGTTGTGGTAAGCATTCCTGTAGGTGGTACGGCTGTATGACTAACCATCCATTGATTATTATCATCGTACTTATAAATCGGGCCGGGCTTTGCCTCCCCTGCAATCGTGGTGGACGCGCCATTGCCAGAAGCATCAGTAAAGGACACGGTATACGAACCTCCATTCGCATTGGTGCTGGTTAAAGTTTCAGTGAATTGCCCTGCCGAATTGGTGGCCTTCGCCCCGGTGGTGCCGCCAGAAAGACCGCCAAAGCTCGTTACGCTAACCCCGCTGGTGATGGGGTTGCCGTTGCGTTTGCAAGTGAAGGTGACGGCTGTAGCGGTATTGTACGCCAGCGTGTTCGGGCTTGCCGAAAGCGCATATGTCGAGGCGCTCACACTGAACGATACCGTGGAGGTGCCGCCGCCAAACGAGAGAGTCACGGTTTTGCTGCCTATGGACGTTGCCGTCAGGGAGACGGTGAACTTGCCACCGGATGCCGTTGCCGAGGAGGGGCCAGAGAGCCCGGAGCTGTACGACAGATTGACGGTGCCAGCGTAGTTGGCGTTGTTCTTCTTGACCGTGAAGGTGACGGAGTCGGGGTCGTTGGTGTAGAGCTGAGAGATGTTTGCTGAAGCAGCGTAAGTAGCGGCTGCCACCGTAAATGTTGCCGTTGCTGACCCACCGCCGAACGAGACGGTGACGGTTTTATTGCCCGTGGTGGTAGCGGTCAGCTTGTTCGTACATTTGCCGTCAGTGGCGGTTGCCGAAGTGCTGCCGGAAAGCCCAGAGGGAAGCGAGAAGGTAACGGCACCATCATAAGCGACGTTGTTCCGCTTCACGGTGAACGTCACATTGGAAGCCAAATCTTCCGTCAGGGCTGTGGGCGAAGCCGATACTGTGTATGTAGCTGCCGATACGGTGAAGGCAATGGCGTCTGAGCCACCGCCGTAGGTCAGAGTGATATTGCCTGCTGTAGTTCCGCTTGCTGCCACTGAGATGGTAAACTGACCAGAAGCGTTTGCTGTGGCAGATGCCGGGCCACTGAGGTTTCCGCTGTATTTGATGGTGACAGCCCCGGCATAAACTGCGTCGTTCTTCTTCACAGTGAAGGTGACGGACTTGCTGTTGTAGGCTTGGACGCTGGTGCTGTTGGCAGAGGCCGCGTAGGTGGCTGCCGAGATGGTCATGGTATCGGACGCATTCCCGCCGCCAAAGGTGGCTTTGATGGTGCCCGTTCCAGTGGCGTCTGCGGATACGTTGATGGTGAACTGACCAGAGGAGTTTGCCGTGGCGGATGCCGGGCCAGAAAGCCCACCGCTATACGTCAGCGTCACAGCGCCAGCGTAGGCCGCATTGTTCCGCTTCACGGTGCCAGTGATGGACTTCGTTTCATCAACCCGGATGGTGGTAGGACTGACGACGAAGGAGTAGGTGGACGCTGTGACGGATACGGCGTCAGTCGCTGACCCACCACCAAAGGTAAACGTCAGGGTCTTGTTCCCGGCTGTGGTGGCGGTAGCCGTGAGTTTTACCACACCATTGGTTGCCGTAGCGGATGTGGTGCCGGAAATGCCCGTGGGATACTTTACGGTGACGGCACCGGAATAGTTCTTGCCATTGCGTTTCACGGTAGCGGTGATGGTGCCGGAGACGTTGGTCTTGAGCGCAGCCGAGGTGATTTCAGCGGCATAGGTCGCAGCCTGAGTATCCACCGTGTAGGAGGCGCTTCCGCCGCCGAAGGTGGCTTTCACGGTGCCGTCTGCGGTTCCGGTTGAGGTCAACGTGATGCTGAACTGCCCAGAGGCATTGGAGGTAGCCTTTGTAGGCGTACCAGTGATGCCGCCAGAGTAGGCCAGCGTAACGGCCCCGGCATATGCCTTGCCGTTGCGGGTAACAGTGACGGTGTAGTCAGCTTCCTCGTAGGCGGTGATAGTCTTGCTGCTGGCGTTGATGGCATACGTGGCGGCAGCAACGGTGATGTCCGCCGTATCCGTCCAGTCATCAACCTTGACCGTCAGCGTTTCCGTTCCGGCATCCTCATAGGTCGCCTTGTACGTATACTTGCCTGCGGAGAATGTGACCGAGGTGCCGTTGATGGTGCCCTTTCCGGCGTATGCCTTGCCGTTCCGGGTGACGGTCACAACGGTGGAACCTGCCTCATATTGCGTAAATTCATCGTTGGAGATTGCCAGCGTGTAGGTAGCGGCGGTTACGGTCGCGGACAGTTTCACGCTGCCGCCACCATAGGTTGCGGTGATTGTCCCGCTGCCCACGGTATTGCCTGTGATGGTGAACGTCCCGGTGCCGGAAGAGTTGGTGGTGACTTTCGTATCACCGGATACGCCGCCGGAGTAGGCCAGCGTGATGGCACCAGCATAGGCTTTTCCGTTCCGTTTTGCGGTGATTGTGATTTCTGCGTCTTCAAACCGCTGAACAGTTTTAGGCGTGATGCTCGCCGTATAGGTGGCTTCAGTGACTGTGACGGATACAGCATCACTGACGGTTCCGCCCCCGAAGGTGGCACTGATGGTAGACGCGCCTGCGGTAACACCTGTGACGGTGATGGACACGAGGCCGGACGCATTCGAGGTTGTGGATTTTGTGCTGCTGGTAATGTTGCTGTTATGCGCGAGGGTGACGGCTCCCTGATACGGTTTTCCGTTCCGCTTGACCGTGAAGCTGACGGCCTCAGATTCGTATTCCTGCACCGTGTAGTCTTCAGCTTCAACGCTGTAGGTTGCCGCAGCTACAGTGACGGACAGCGTGATGGTTTGCCCATCAATGACCAACTTCAGGGATTGCTTCCCGGAAGTATTGTACGTTGTCGTATAGGTGGCCTTGCCGTTAGTGAAGGTAATGGCCTTGCCAGCAAGGGTAGCGGCACCGGAGTAGGCTACGCCATTCCGTTTCGCAGTAATCGTAAGGGTGCCCTGTTCGTACTGCGTGAACGACCCGGACGAAGTTGCCGTGTATGTCGTTTGTGCGACGGGGTAGGTTTGATCCAGAACGGTGGTACCATTTACTTTTACAACGAGGGGATAATCTCCGGGAGCATCATGGGGGCCGAGGGTGACGTTTGCTACCCCGTTGGAGTTCAGAGTGTATTCCACCCCATTAACGCTGATTTTTTTTCCGGGAATGAGAAGGTCATTATCATAGAGGGTGATGGCGCTTGTGACCGTATCGCCAGTATACTCTGGAAGCCCATCTACACTGGCGATGTAGAGATGGTCTGTGTAGTACCCGTACATAAACTCTCCTGAATTGTTAATGATTAAATACAGTTACTGTTAAGTATAAGGGAAATTTGCGAAGATGTAAATGTTGCGGTATGGAAGTAATTGCTTGCGGGTACAGAACTTTTCATTGGAGCGATATATGAGCGTTATTCTTTCCCAAACCCGGTGGCCTTCCTTGGCTCTCGATTTGGCGATCATGACGGTGCCGGGTTCCCCGTTGACGGAACTGAACACCATCTATGAAACGTATTCGTTGACCCAGAATGAGTTGCGGGAGATTTTGAACAACCCCTATTTCCAGCAGTTGTTCAATGACGCGCTGGAGCAGGTGAAGGCACAGGGCAACAAGGCGGGCGCGGCCTATCGTGCAATGACGCTTTCTCAGGCTTTATCGGAGAAGCTGTTCCGGGATGCGAACGGCAACAGGATGGAGCCGAAGGACATGATCAAATTTTACGAGTTGTTGCTGAAGTCTGCGGGGTTGCTGGACAACAAGGACACGCAGGTCAACACGCAGGTCAATGTCGGCGTCGCGCTGCCGTTGCCGACAGGGTTGAACAACCCCAAGCTCAAGCATACGCAGGCTATAGGAACTAAATAAAGGAGCGGGCATATGGCTTTCAGATATGATATGTCCCCCACTGGCAAGGCATTCCATGAGTGCGACAAATACGTAAAGATGCTCTGCGGGCCTTACGGGTCTGGGAAGTCCTGCTGTTGCGCTATTGACGTGCTGTCGTATGCCTGCGCTCAGGCCGTGGCCCCGGACGGGTATCGGTATGTCCGCGTCGGCGTCGTGCGTTCTACGTATCCTGAGCTTTTCTCCACGACGCGGAAATCCTTGCTTGAGGTTTTGCCGGAATCGTGCGGGACGATTACGACAGGGACATCAGGGACGCAGGGGCTGTACATAATCCCGCTGGTGGACGGGACGAAAGTCCACCTTGAAATTGATTTGGTTGCCGCTGCCAGTGTCGATGACGAATGGCGCTTGCGTTCAAGGAACTGGACGTTCGCATGGATGAACGAAGCCAACGGCTGTATCGAAGAAGTGTTCATGATGATCACGCAGCGTATCGGGCGCTACCCTTCCGATGATTTGGGAGGTGTGTCGTGGGGCGGGGTCATTATGGATTTCAACCAGCCCGCGCCGGGGACGTGGGTGGACAACTTTATGCGGAACCCGCAGCCAAACTGGGCAGTGTTCCGCCAGCCGCCAGCCGCATTCAAACATGAAGATGAGCATGGGAACATCACGTACACCGTCAATCCCAATGCGGAGAATTTGCGAAACCTAGGGGCAAAGGAAGAAGGCGACCCGGAAGATTTCCCTGCCGAGGAGCGGGGCAAGCGGTACTACAGGAACCAGATCGACGCCCTCATCAAACAGGGGCGATATGATGTCGTTGACAACCAATACTGCATGTTGGATGTCCCCGTGGTTGACGGGAAGCCAGTCTATCCGGGGTTCAGCAAGCGGAAGCATGTGGCCCCGCAAGTCCTTGAGCCCCTCATGTTCCATGATATTATCATCGGCATGGATCAATCTGGTATCCATCCGGCGGCGGTTATCCTGCAAAACCAATATGGAAAGTGGTGTGTCCTCGATGAACTCTACGCCAATAACGAGGGCTTTGAGAATTTTCTCTATGGTATGCTGGTTCCCCGGTTGCGGGAAAGGTACTCGACGAATCCGATAGTTGCCGCGATTGACCCTAGCAACCAGCGGGATTCGTGGACGGCGACGACGCCGAAGGAACGTCTTGCCGAGGCGGGCATTGCGGCTGTGACCGAATTGACCAACAGCCCCAAAATCCGTATCCAGATGGTAGAGCACATGCTCAACTTGGATACTGGCGGTTTGCTGGTGAGCCCGAACTGTGAGCTGCTGGTCAACGGGTTTGTCCATGAATATCGGTATCGCAGGCTTCGGGGCGGGGGTTCCATCGGTGCGGCCTATACGCCCCAACCGGAGAAGAACGACGCAAGCCATGTTCATGATGCGTTGCAGTATGCGGCGCTGCTCATCTACAGGGATGCGACGAAGGATGACCCGGCAGCGGAAGCCCTTGCAAAGAAACTTTCGGATAAACGGCGCGTACTGCGGAAGGTCGTATAATGGCTGAAGAAGCTACTGATTCCACTCGCATCAACTGGTTGCGGGAGATTGAGGACATCCCGAAGAATGCCGTTGACCCTCTGGCTGATGAAGTCATGCGGCGGTTCAATGGTGCCGTGGGGTGGCAGTCAACCGAACGGGTGAACGGCAAGAGCCTGCGGCAAGTCCTCCAGAATTGTTGGGAACAGCAGAACGGCGTGCTGAACTGCGCCGATGCACAGGCGGCAGAAGCCCTCGGTGTCGATGTCGTTATCAACATGACCGCATTGAAGACGGACACGGCAAACGCATTCCTTGCCGAATCTTTGACTGCGGGTGATGCCAGCCTTCCTTGGACTATCATGCCGACGCCCCGCCCGGACATTTCCCCTGTGGCGAAAGAAGCGGTGTTGCAGGAAGTGAAGCGCCAGCTCTTTTCTCAGGGTGGGTACCAAGACAGCATGGCGTTGGTTTCCCATATCCAGCAGGCAAAGCAGTTGATGCGCCGCAGGGAGGAAGAGAAGGCAGCCAAGGCCGCGGATGAAATGATGCTGCTCATTGAAGACCAATGCGCCGAGGGCGGCTTCTCACGGGCGCTGACGGATTTCCTGCAATACTTCCCGGTCTATCCCTTTGCCGTTTTCGCCGGGCCTTACATCACGAGGGCCACCAAGCTGACGTGGGGCAAGAACCGTCCCCGACTGAACACTGAGGTTTTCCCCGTGTTCCGGGCAATCAGCCCCTTTGACTTCTGCTATTCGCCGGATTCCCCTGACACGCAGCGGGGGACGTGCGTGTTTACCCGGACGCTCTGGACGCGGAAGCAGCTTCTGGATGCGGCGAAGATGAAGTCGTACCTGCAATCCAATGTGCTTCAAGTTCTTGAGAATGCCGACATCAATCCTGATTTCAATCTGAACTGGCTCAGTCGGGAGCCGGATTCGTATCGGCGCAGCTTGTCCCTGTGGTCGTCCAATGTCGCCCCCATTGAAGTCCTGACGCACTATGGTGTGATGTCGGGACGGGAGCTCAGGTCGTATGGGTTCCATAACCTTGAAGACACTGAGTTCTACAACTGCGAGATTGCGATGGCGGGCTACCGGGTGATTCAGGTGAAGGTCGTCAGCGACCCCCGGATGCAGACGCGGCCCATCTACACGGCGAGCTTCTACCGCACGGGCGGCGACCGCATTGCGGGCGACGGCATTGCGCAACGCATCCGGGACATTGAGCGGGCCTATCATTCCTGCCTGCGCTACCTGATGCGGAACGCGGCGAATGCGTCTGCGCCCTTGTGCGAGGTTGACTATCGCCGGATGATTGCGCACATGAGCGATGAGGACTTGGGCCATGTCGTTCCGGGCCTGATGTACATGGTGGATTCCGATGCGAGCAACAGCGGGAGCGCCGCCATGCGGTTCTTCAACATCCCCTCCAATATCCCGGCCTACGCACAGTTGATGGAAATGTTCATGCAGCTTGGCGACCGGGTGACGAACATCCCGGCAGCCCTGCACGGGGAAGCCGTGGGCAGCGGTGCCATGCGGACGTTCCGGGGCATGTCCATGTTGCAGGGGAATGCGACGAAGGCCCTCCATGCGGCGGTGACGAACATTGCCAACGGCGTGTTCATCCCGCTTGGGGAAGCGTTGTTCAATACGAACATGCTGTACTCGAACAACATGGACATCAAGGGCGATGCGCAGATCATCACCAAGGGCGCTGAGGGCTTGCTCCAGAAGGAGATGCAGAAGCAGTCCGCAATGGAGATATTGCAGGTTGTCGGTTCTGTCGGCGCGCAATTGGGGCAGATGGTGAACATTGCCCCTGTCGTGTCGTGGAGCATCAAGCGGCTGGTGAGCGCAATGGGCGTGCCGGATGATGTCATTGCCCAGATGGAACAGCCGATGATGCCGCCGGGCATGTTGCCGCAGGGCGGTGCCCCAATGTCTGGAGACAATCCGAATCCCAATCCGGCACCGCCGTCACCTACGGGCGCTGGTGTTGTTGCCGATGTTTCGGGGGGAGAAGCATGATAGAGCATGGCCCGAAGGCCGGGAGCAAATGGTTCAAGTTTGCGGCATGGTTTGTGGATAACCTCAATTTTTGTGAGGGGTTCTACTACGGGACGGATATTCCCAAACCTGAGAATAAGTTGTACAACTGGTTCTACACTTACTGGTTGTGGCCTTGGAAACAAAATGACTGCATCTGCTGCAATACGGTACGCGGGCTGATGTATGGGGCGGTCATTGGATTCATCCTTGGGAGGTTTTTATGAGTTTGTATCCCCTTTGGAAGAACACCAATAAGACGGAGTTCTCCAGTGTTTTCAGCGTCCCGCCCGGTCAGGTCTGCGTGCTTTTCGCCTCTGGGTTGCAGAAGTACAAGTACCGGGTAGATGCTTCCGAGGTGCAGGTGCCGCAGGTTTTCTGCGTGCGCCGACTGCTGCACAATTTCACATTCCCAGTGGATAAGGCAAACTTGCCCTGTGGTTGGATTTTTGATACCGAAAAATCAGGCGCTGATGAAATCATTGATGAAGTCGTCAGGTCTTGCTCTGACCCGTGGCAGTTGTCGATGTGCAGCAACCTCCGGGTTATTGGTGTCCCCGGTACATACCGTTTGGAACTCAATGACACTACGGCTATTGGTAAGGCACAAGTCTTTGCCGAACTGTACAATGCAAAGACTTTCCCGATGCAGGTCAAAGACCTATTCTTTCTGTAGGGAGATGAATTATGTCGCAAGGTTGCGGAAGCATTGATTACCTGAACGGCGGCACCATGACTGGTGTGTCAATCCTGAACTCTCAGGTTACGAACACCACCATTTCGTCGAGCACCCTTGACAGCAGCACGATCTCGAACCTGACTGCCCTTGACGAAAAGTCTGCGCAGGTTGTTGCTGATGCCATTGCCGCACTTCCGGCGGATAAACTGCAAGCCCTTGTCAATGCGCTGCTGGCTGCATTGACCCCCAAGGCGGCACCCACTCCGGCACTCTCTGAAGAATCCGATGCGATTCCCACCGACATTATCGGAGCGCGGTCGTCCGTACTTGGCGACCCCGATACGTGGCTTGCCCTTGGCGAATACGTGGTGCCCATGTACTCGCCGGATAAATAGGAGGGACTATGAGCAAGAAGGTTGCAGTTGCAGTGGTTACAGGTGTTGACAGCACCTTTGATGCCGCTGTGGAAAAAGCGCAAACCCCTGCCATGACGACCGCGGATAATCCTCTTGTCGCTAACTATCAGGACATGAAGAACGAAGCCGTTGTGGAGCGGAATATGGAACGCCTGCGCACTGATGCGCGTATGCGTTTTTGCGGGCCGCATAGTGAAATCTATCGCGGCATCATGGACAATCGTTTTGGAGGTTGATCATGGGTTGCCCTCGTTGTGGTTCCAGTCGTCCGTCCCGTCCGTCGAATCCCCCGTCCTCTCAGCAGCGCCCCGGCACTGCCCCGAACAGGCCGAATGTAATCAGTCCTACCAACAGCGCACGGGACGCTATCTCCGGGCTGCGGTATGTACCTGCGTCGTCCGGGAAGTAAGCAGGAATTGTCCGGGCTGTACAAGGCCCTTGCTTCCAACGACGCCATCTACATGCAGTTGATCAACGCATGGAAGGACAAGTTCGTTGAGGAGCATGAGCAGTGTGTGGCCCTTGCGGTCGCGGCATTATCCAATGAGAGCTTGAAAAGTCAGGCGCTTATTGCCAAAGGCAAGTGCGACATGCTTAAGGAACTCATTGAATTTGCCGAACAGTTCACCAATAAATAGGAGCGAAAACTAT